CATGCAACCACCCCGCCCGACATGTCTTTATAAGCAAGAATATAATCACCCTTGTACTTCGCTATAAATATAGCCGTATCACTGCTCCCTATGTGATTATCAACCCATTCTCCTGACTCCCCGCGATACTCCGTATCAACATACTCGACAAGCGTTCCAACCGGCGGTATACCATCTTTCCATTCTGCATCACTCATAATTCACCCCTCAAATACATCTGTTGCTTAATGCGGCTGCACCTAGCGCTGGGCTTGCCCCTGTGCTTTTTTGTGCAAGCCGGGCAGATTTCGCGGTCCACCATGCCAGCACTTTCGCTGCTTGATTTTGGGACTGCCCAGTCAGCGGTGTTGGTCACCCTCCCCATATTGGCACTCATGAGTTTAACCACTCATCGAAAGACTTAATATTCCATCCCAAGTCGGTGGCGCATCTCACGTAGATTTCGTATCTGTCTCTCATTTTATTCTCCGTTGAAAATGGCCCCGGAGGGCCGTTAAGTTTAGTAAGTGTAAAAGTCGCCGCAGATTCCAAGGTATCCGCCCGATGTCGTGCGCCGAGAAACCAGCTCTGTTAAGTCGAAGCAGACCGTATACTTTCTGATTGAAGGGATGAACACGACTAGGTAGTGGGTAGCCTCTACGTTAGCAACCACCTCTGCCGAGCAAGGTGTAAAGTGAAGCGCTGACCTTGCCGCTACTTTTTTTCCGGCTTTGTCAGCGTTCTCGTATGACTTGTACAGTTTACAAGGGGTCTTAGTCTCAGTCAGTCTGTCGTTGATTCTTTGTAGCAATTTAGATGTGATGTTCATGTCGTTCTCCGTTGATTCATTTAAGTGATGGGTACATAGTAAAGCAATGGTTTAACCTGTGCAACCCCTAAATGCAAAAAGGGCGCAGTACACCCCAATTCGTGTACTGCGCCCCTAATGGGTTCCTGCTGCTTACAACTATTTAAGATTTTATGATGTCATTGGCCAAGACTCTAATCATAGTTGCTTGTGTTACGACTCAGCAAAGGCCGTGCAAGGATGTCCCAGCCGCTTTAAAATGGGTCGTCGTCGATGCCTGCTGCCGGGCCTACAGGCTGCGCTTGTGCTGCCGGTGCGCTCTTAGGTATGAACTTAGCTTCAGTACCTGTGAATACTTTTACATTGCCGAGAATGTTACCCCGGGTTCCTGCTGCGCGCTCGGCCTGCCTTACTGATTGCGTGACCATACCGCGATTACCGTATTTGTCTAATTCGTCGTTGATGAAGCAGGTGATGTCCAAGTATTTTCCTTTTTCACCTTGATACAATCGCGCCTTGTCAATCTCACTTACGTTGATGCTCATGCTAATTCCGATGCTCATTTTGCTGCTCCTAAAATATATCTGTTTACTTGAGCCTGTTACCGGCCCAGTTTGTATTGCAATTATCGAGTTTTAATGATTGGCGTCTGTGTCGCGTAAGGATTACTAGGCGACTCATTACTGTACTTGCTGCCGTAACGACCGTAGGGGTTGTTTATGCTGTCCGGGCTGTACTTGCTCCCATATCTTCCGTAAGCATTATTCGTTGAGTTAGGGCTGTACTGACTGCCGCCTAGCTGGCCTAAGTACTTTCCGTTATGTGACTCAATGTATGTCTCAGCGCTAGTACTCATGCTGAAGGACATTGCTAATACCGCTATTGCTAACATCATTTTTCTTCTCCTAAAGTGTATTGACTTACCTGAACTTTCTTGCCGTTCCGGTTCTTGACTGTTATTAACTTGCTCTCAATGTTGTGGCCCTTTGCTTTCAGGTCAAAGATGATAGCACCTAATCTTGTAGCGCCAAGCATCTCTATCGCCTGCCAAGACGTTATCGAGCGGCCCGTTTGGATATAATCTAAAACATCTGTTGATTGACTCATAGTATTCTCCTAAAATAATAGTTCGTATTCGACTGTCGGCATGACAGGCTTCTTACGTCTTTTCGGCTCCACATCATCTTGCACTGACTCCCAGAAGTCCTCAAGTAATGCAAGCATAGCCTTATGATAATCCTCACTGAACTTGACGCGCCACACTGCCAGCTCAGCCTTACTCAGGTCAGCCTCGTCCTTGTCGGCCATAAACCATACAACAAAGTCGCACTCGTTTGTTAGTGTTATTGCCATCTGGCCCTGCATCTGCGCCATGTAGCTAGTAGGGATATCGGTATACATCTTAACCCACGGACACTTGACCTCAATCAGTCTACTGTTTGATGCGAACCCGTCCGGCGTACAGCCCTGCCATTCAATGAAGCGGTCAATGAAAAACTCTTGGTCATCGCCACTTAGAGTCGTTAACGCGCCTTGGTCAGCCTCATAAGCATCAACAGCGGTAATCTCATGCTTGTTACCCCACTCGGTCATCTCGTTGCCTTCAAACTTAGGCTCCAAACCTTTGATGGTTCTGAACAGCTTCTGACGACTCATATAAGGATTGATACCCATCGCCGCACCAAAGTTCGATGCGGTCAACCGGCCCTTGCGCCTTGGGTCGAGGGCCATTACGCTAATCTTTTCTTAGCTTCATTTTTAAGCGCTGTGTAATCTGACTTGTTTTCAATAGTAGACCACAGGGCTATGAGCTGGTCCATAGTGTTACACTCTTCAAAATCACCCACAGTCTGCGGGTCAAGCTCAACCTTGGCGGCGGCGGGCTTTCCACTATTGTCTTTAGTGTCAGCGTCCTTAGTATCGTCAATAGCAAGCAGGCCGTTCAGGGCGTACTTACGTGCATAGCTAGACGTTGCGCCAGTAATCTGAGCCTCATCCATGCCCTTCTTGCTCAATGGCTCACGGGCATAGGCTTGAGCACTAGCAGAGAACTCACCGCTGAACGTGATTAGGGCCGTTGCCTTCACGTAGAATCTGTCGCCCATCTCAACCATCTCGTCGTGAATGATAATTGATGCGTCAATCTCAGCCAATAAAGGCTTGACCGCCTCAAGGATATCTTCACAGCTACGGTACTTGTACTTGCCGAAAGCATTGGTCTGACCTTTTGGCGCTATTAGCTTGCGCTGAAGCTCGCTTAGTTGTTTGTTACTCATTTTAACTCCTCTCTTGATAGAGCGCTGGCAGCCTGCTCAGCAGCGTATTGGTCGTTATACCCGTGAAGGTAGTCTTTGTTCACATTGGTTGGTTTGGTTCCGACACTGCAATCCGCTTTACCCAGCTCGTAACGATACTGGACCAGCTCGGCCATGTGAGCCTTGTCATAATTCTCACGGAGCTTCGCTTCCGCTAAGTCCCAGTCTTTTGAGTGATGGTGTGTCATGTTGCTCTCCGTTGATTAATTAACTTACCGATAATGATAAAGCATTGGTTTAATGCTGTCAACTAATCATCCCATAATAATTCACTTAGCCCTTTTTCAATGTGAGGGTAGCTATCCCACTGACCTATCACTTTAATCTGCTTCTTAATGCTAGAGTCAGAATCAGCAATCATTAGCCGGGTCACTGCCGTGGTACATGGCGCGACAATAGATAGCTCTACTACGGGCCGTCCAGATGCCTGTTTCTTGATGTCAGTAACCTGTACGACCATACCATCTGTCGTGATGAATATATCGTCCTGACCCATTGTTAATTTTAAAGCCATTACGTTATCTCCTGTTGAATACTCAAATCGAGCAGGGGTAGATTAAACGAAGGCTTTACCATTGTCAACATACACTTTACTATTAAGTCTTAATTCATTAACAAGAGTAATATTATGGCTACATCAACAGTAAACGAAGCGTTGCGAACGCTAGGCAATCAGCGGCAGATAGCTGATTTATTCAACGTCACACCCATGGCGGTATCGTTATGGTTTAGTGATAAGTTCCCACCATCACGGACGCTTGAGCTGTACCTTCTATGCGAAAGACGCTTCGACCTTGAGGAGTTACTAGAAAAATAAATTTGCATTTTAAATAGAATGCCTGTACAGTTTTTCCATCTGGTTATGGAGGTGACTGGTTTACATAGCGTACCTCCATACGTTTCGTGAATCAGCCACCGCTTACCTTATAAAGAAAAGCGCTGTCCTTCACGGGTCGGCGCTTTTTTTTGCTCCAGTTTTTAGTCTCGGTATAGATTGACGGTCGGCTAATGTAAAAATCGCATAGACGGGTAACACATAATGCGTGTGCTGAGAGTGACTGGTGGATAGCAGGTATATTGGGGCAACCCTTGCTTGTACTAGAAATCAGAGCGTGTGAGGCACAGTGTTGAGGCTTTAAGGCCAATACAAAGTCACACCAATTGACATGCTTAAACAGTGTCAGTCTGAGCGAAATACTGCCGATTCTGTATTACGTTGAGTAGCTCGTCATTTCCTGTCATGGGTTAGGGCGAGTTATGTCTGAACTCCCAACAACCTCAAGCTGTTTACGTAGACAAACACAACATAAGCACAACAACTAACAGGAGACTAAAATGGAATGTTCATGTGGCTCATCAAGTTTTGCAGAGCATAAAGTGCAGAAAGATTTGAAAGTTATAGCTGAGTATATGTCCTGCAAATCATGCGGCAGGGTCTTATGGCTATACGGCAAAGACCGGGTAGGTGATGATAAAGATAAGGGTAAAAGGGTAAAGCAATAGGGTAAACAAGAAATACCCTTGACGGTATTAAACGGTTGCTTTACTATGTACCCATACATTAAGTAGTCAACGGAGAGAACATCATGAGTAAAAACAAGAACTGGTTATTATCTGTTCACATGAACACTGACGATGATGCGGAAATATACTACAAGGGTAAATTACACTGCTGGTACGGTAGCGACCTCGTCATAACCAAGGCGTTCAAATCCAGAGAGAAGGCAGTTGCGCATCTTCGTCAAAACGTGCGAGTTATATTCGGCGGCAAGGCTGACGAGTTTACTGCGGAGTGGTTGAGCAACGCCGTCAAGCAATTGGCTGTAGGCGAGGATGTGGAGAGCGTAGGTGGGAACCAAGACTACTCAGCAAGCGTTCAATACGTGGAGTTTAAATAATGACTAAGCGTGAAAAGCATCACCTTCAACAATTACTTATGAACGGCACTGTCGAGATTAGATGTATCGACAAATCGAGTAGGCTATACCTTAGCAAGCCAGAAGGTCACCGCATCCCGGTTATCTGGTCCGGCGTTTACGACAACTACACCGCAATGAGAGTAGCTTTAATGCAGGCTAGGGCTGCAGGATGGGACTGCTACAACACAATCAACCCTAGCCGTATACCTGCAGCTAACGGAGAGCTAAAGCCGTTTGAGCGCACAACCAAAGACTCTGACATCACAGAGATATGCACAATCTTCTTCGACCTTGACCCTGTCCGTGAAACAGGGTCCAGCGCAACCGATGAGCAACTTGCTGCAACAGTTGTTAAGTTAGATGAGCTGGCTGAGTTCTTAGATTCTGAGGGATGGGGTTTGCCGGTGGTAGGATTCAGTGGTAACGGCTGTCACCTCATGTACCGCACCAAGATGAGTACCGATATCAAACCAAAGATGAAAGGCTTCTACAAAGCACTAGCATTACGCTTCACTGATGAAGAAGTTGACTTCGACGTTACTGTAAAGAATGCTGCACGTATTGCTAGAACATACGGCACAGTGAATAATAAATCTGGCACTAAGTCGTCATGCGCAAGCTCAGAAGAGCATACTGATGCTGCAGTCATTATCGCTACAATGGACAGAATCACTCCAGCAGAGGTCAAGAAAACTTGGGTTAAAGTTGAGGGTGAAAGCGAGTCAGGCGGCGGATACATTAAGAACTGGGACATTGCCAGTGCGTTTGGCAGTCGCGGCTTAATTGTCCGCGATGGTGACGGGTCTGGAAAGCATATCGTCATCTGCCCGTGGGAAGCTGAGCATACAACTAAGGGTTCTGGCGAAGTTGCAATCTGGGAAGGTGAATGGCCTCAGTTTAATTGCCTGCATTCGCACTGCGCTGATAGAGATGTCTCTGATGTGCTTGAATTATTCGGAGATAAGAAATGACATACCAATTACGCCCCCACCAAGAAATAGCGATATCTAAAATCCGCGACTCATTCCGTAGAGGGCATCGCACACCACTGCTGCAAGCCCCAACCGGGTTCGGTAAAACTTTAATCGCTGTTGACATCATCAAGTCAGCGCTGGCTAAGGGTAAGCGCGTTATCTTTATCGTTGACCGCATCCAGCTAATCGACCAGACATCTGAAGCGATGGACAAACATGATATCCCTCACGGCGTGGTACAAGGCGACCACTGGCGCGTTAATAACGAACCGCTACAGATAGCAAGCCTTCAAACGTTCATGAAGCGCAGGAACAAACCTGAAGCCGACCTGATTATTGTTGATGAGGCTCACGGCCTGTACAAGTCCTTCGTCAACTTTATGACACGCACTTGGAACAACCTGCCATACATCGGATTAAGCGCGACACCATTCACCAAAGGGCTGGGCAAGATATACGATGACTTAATTGTTGTTGAGACAACAGGCTCATTAATAGATAAGGGTTACCTGTCGGACTTTGAAGCATACGGCGCACCCATCGACCTGAAAGGCGTTAGGACAACTGCTGGCGACTTCAACGGTGCTGACCTTGAAGCCAAGGTAAACAAGAAGAAGTTGATTGGTGACGTCATCAAGACTTGGCTTCGACTTGGCAATGACAGGCAGACAGTGTGTTTTGCTGTGAGCGTAGCCCACTCTGAGGCGATTGTAGATGAGTTCATGGCCAATGGCGTGTCAGCAGCTCATATCGACGCTCATACGACTCCAGAGGACCGCGAGAGAATCTTGACCGCTCACGCTGAGGGAGATATCAGAATTTTAAGCAACGTGGGTATTACAACAAAGGGCTGGGACTCACCTGATACAACATGCTTAATCTATGCAAGACCGACTAAATCATTGATGCTTCACATTCAAATACTAGGCCGGGTACTTCGTAAGTCATCGTGCGGCACACCTGCGCTGATTCTTGACCATGGCAACAACATCGCTCGACTTGGATTCCCTACTGACCCGTTGCCCGAATACCTATGCAGCGGTGAACGTGAGGAGATGGAAGCGAAGCAGCAGGAGAAAACTGAGAAGGCCGAGCAATTGCCCACGCCTTGCGAAGCATGTCACCACATCTCGGTCCACTTTGTCTGCCCGAAGTGCGGACACAAGCCAGCAGCAATGCCCGACGTTGAGACTGTAGACGTTAAACTGGCTAAGCTCAAGCAGGTAGAGCCAAGCGAGAAGGCTAGGTGGCTGGGTGAATTGTTAGGGTATGCCCGCAGCAAGGGAATGAATGATGGCTGGGCTTCACATAAGTTCAACGAGAAGTTTGGCCACTTCCCTGCCAAGAAGATTGGAATCCCTGCTGTAGCGCCATCTCCAGAGGTACTGGGCTACATTAAGCATCTGAACATCAAGTGGGCTAAAAGAAAGTCACGATAATGCTTGCACAGGCTAAACCATTGCTTTATTATGTACCCATACATTAAGTAATCAACGGAGAAGACGAAATGGCTAAAGTAATTATCGAGAAACAAATTGAGCTTTCATATCAATATGGTGCGAATTCTGAGTTAGTTAGACGCACACTTGACTTGATTAAAGACTTGAAGCGTGAAGGTTTATACCGGACAGCGGTAACTAATTACTACGCTGACGGCACTCAACGTTCATGGTCTGAGCAGTACGGTAAAAAGTGGCAGTCTGATATCAGAAAGCAGTTCAATATTAAATAAACTTAACGGCCCTTCGGGGCCATTTTCAACGGAGAATAAAATGATTATCACAAAAGAAGTAAACCTGCACTGGCGTAAATGGTCTTGGGACGTAAAGCCTGAGCTACTTATAAACCAGTATACTTATGAAGATGATAAGGATTATCAGTTCATCAAGACAATCGAGATTGAGGTTGACGTTCCTGAGTTTGACCAGAAATCATTCGACCTTGGCGCGGTAGAATCCCTCAAGGAGGAGCGAAGGAAGGTGCTGGTTGTTGCCGAGTTAGCTCTAAAAGAAATCGACGACAAGATTGAAAATTTATTATCACTTGAAATGGATAGGGAATAGCATGAATAGTAACACTCACTTAGTTGAGAAGGTTGCCAAGCAGTCTAAGCAGATTGCCACGCTGAAACGCGACATGAGCAACATGCAGGCCCAGATGGACAAAATAATGGGCGACAAGTTCCAGCTTTATATTGACGAAGCAATCAAAGATGGCGTGGCTAATTATGAGATTAAGGAGCTGCTGAGCCAATGAATCCTTATATCTTTGGAGTATGCGTAGCCTTGTTTGTAATGGCGAGCCTTAAATGGTCGCCAGAGCCATCGGTTGATGATATGTACCCAGCCACACGTTACGAGCGCTGCATGGTCCTATACGGCGGTACAGTGGACGAGAAGCTATGCGATAAGGAGAAGGGGTAATCAGTTATGGATATAGAGCGGTATACCGTGGCCCAGCTATCGAAAGCCATTGCAAGGTGTGAAGGGTGGCACGTTAGGCATGAGACCCCGAAGACGTGGGGTGAATATAGGGGAGAAAAAAAGCATGGCTATTACTTTCACTGTAAAACGAATTTAGGAATCACAGTGAGAGGGTACAACCCCTTTGAGAGCAAGGAATTTTTAAGGCTAATCGAAAAGTATCAAATCCAGCCTGACTACAGCTACGGAGATGATACAAGACGAAAAGCCTTAGAAGATATTATCCGAAATAAGACTCGCGCTCATCACCACTAAACAGTAGACCGCCCGCACTTGCTAAGGGGACTGTATCTAGGTTTAGCATTCCTTTTTCCAGCTCCTCTAGCACTTGCTTGCCGCTTAGGCTGGGGTCTGCAAGTATTTTTCTCAAGTTATTGAAGTCCTCACGCCTATCAATTGGCGTGTCGGTGTTCTTGTACGCCCCCTCGTAGAAATTATCTCTTTTCAGCTTATCCACCACCATTTTCTTGAAGTCCGCATCGCCAAGTAATTTCTCTGCATCACCACGGTTTCCGTCATTCACTGAGTCAAGTATCCTTTGGGTTACGGCCCCCTTACCCTCTATGGCCCAGTCGTCACTTAAATCCACGTACACTCCATCCCAGTCCATCCTGTTTACAAGAGGCAGGTTGTTAGTTTCCGCGCCAGCTCTCTCCCCAAGGGTTTCGTCAATCTGACCAAGCAATGAGTTATCCTTGGTTAGGGATTTCTTAGCTTTGGCTCTAGCTTTGGTTTTTTGGGCCTTGGTCGCTGTGTCTTTTGTTTTGCTACGCTCCTTATAATCTGCCTTGTACCTATCGGTCTGGGCTGGTGTTCCTCCACTGTGAAGAAGTGACTGGCTAAACTCCTCATCGCCTATGCCGGTGAACCTATCCAGCAGCCCAATGTTGCCATCACCATTATCAACAAACATCATTCCGTTATCTTCTGCAATCTCAGCCAGTCTCTGCGACTGCTGAATCGTTAGCGGTTTCTTGGGCGATACCTGTAGAGATGTTCCTGTTGGGCTTCTAACTTGCACGTTAGCTGCTACACCGTCCTGCATATCTACAGCGCCCATGATGGTGGCTATCATTCCCTGACGGTTTTTTTCTGCATCAAGAAGGCCAATCCTATTCCTTGGCCCCGGCTTCATGTCCACCCTACCCTTGACCACTTCTAGCGGGTTTGATTGTGCTGGCTGTATCGTGCCACTTTCGTCCTTTGCTGCAAAACTGCCTATCCCGCTAAGGCTATCTTGCCCATCTCGACCTAGAGCGTTGGTTACGATACTGCCCCACGGCACAGCTTCGTCACGCACTTTCTTGACATCAAAAGGCTGCTCGTTCCATTGCCCAAATTCACCCTTGTTTGCCGCATTAGTTTGCTCCTGCGTTATACGCAAGTCAGCCATACCCCTAGTCGCTTCCGGGGCAAGCCCCAGCAAGGATGTCATCTTGTCCACATGCTGGTTATCAATCATCTGGCTAGGCTTGCTTAACTCGAAAGAGTAATTGTCGCCACTCTTGGGCTTACCCCTTAACCTCCTATCGCCAAGCCATGACGTGAATAAATCTTCTCGATTCACATCTTGATTTGCAAACTTTCCGAGAGGATACCCTCCCATCGCGGTAGGATAGGTGTTGTCTAAAGTGTTTGGCATGAGCGTTCCATCGAGAACCCCGAACCCATGCCCAATCTCGCCGAGCTTCCCGCTCCTCATGTCGTCAGCCGTTATAGCGTGTCGAACGCTAGGCATATCGGGGGAGCCATCCATGTCTTGAACTTTCGCGCTACCGGCGGCAGATATTAAGGCTTTGCGCACTTCAGCACTGTCCTCAAGCATTGCGAAGGCATCAGGACTGTTAACCCCAACCCACTCAGGCCTCTCCTTGCGAATCATTTCGTCAACTACATCTATATCGCCCCGTGACATAGACTGCTTCATTAGACCGAATGTCGTTTCAGCCATTGGCGTATTGAAGTCAAGGGAGCCGGGGTTCATGGTTGAAGTGGCAAGCACCGTCCTCACGCCTTTGTCTTTAGCTATACCGGCTGCGGCAGTCATTTTTTTGGCAGGGATATCTCCTGCGGCCCACACAGACGGTATCTTGTTATCATTTGCCATGTGGTCCCGGCCCCCGTATGTATTGACCGGAGTTTCAAGAGGAACACCATTAACGCTATGGATAATTTTTTGACCAGTAGATATGTCCATGTTGGCAGACTGAACCAGCGAGCCATAAAGGTCGTTTGGCGCTATCTCTGGTAGTGGACGATACTCAGGCCTCTGCGTCCACGTTGACTCCATCTCATGTATAGGGACTCGCATTTTTGCCCCGCCACCTATAATCTTGTCGTAGTTCCCTACGTTCCGTTTCTTTTGCTGACCTAACGGAAGTTCTAAGTTCTCCCAGTAATTATCAGGAAGTGAGTCAGACCCTTTTTCTGTATTGATACCTAACAATCCCTTATCAGGAATAGGGTCACCGTT